TGCCGACCTTCGTGGAATTCGGCAAGACCGTCTCCGAACAGGCGCCGACGATCGGCAAGGCGCTGTCCGCGGTTTTCCAGGGCGCTGCAGTCGCCGGCGGTTTGCTCGTCCTCGCGCTGAAGGACGTGGGCGACGCGATCGGAGCCGCCGCTGCATCGGCAGCAGCGCTGCTCTCCGGCGATCTCGAGAAGTTCCGCGCGATTCGTGAAGCAAGGCAGCAGGAAGCCGACGCCAATCGCCAGGCGGCCGATGCGCTGGTTGCTTCGCTCGGCAAGACGGTCGGCGCGGAAAAGGACGTCGCCGCAGAGCGCAAGAAGCTGCAGCAGGATCTGCAGAATCAACTCGCCAACCTCGAATTCCTGCGCGCGGTCGCCGCCGGCAAGGCATCGCTGCAGGTCACCGAAGACGACGACAAGCAGACCAAGGCGCGGATCGCCAATGCCGAGAAACTGCGCGAAGCGCTGCGCAGCGCCTGGCAGAAATCGGTCGACGATGCCAAAGCGGCCGGCGAAGCGGCCACGGCTCTCCTGGAGAAGGCCGCCCAGACTCGCGAAAGCGGCAGGCAGTCCGCCGAGGACATTCGCCGCAGCACGTTGGATCAGGCGACGCAGGACTACCTCAACCAGCGCGAAGCACAGGACCGCACGGCCGAGGCGGTCCAGACTGCACTGCAGGCGAAGCTTGCCGCCGGTTACGGGCGCACGGAGAACGCCGCCAGGCTTGCGGACCAATCAACCAAGGAAGCCGAGCGCGCCGCCAGACTCGTCGAAAAGTTGATTGACCCGGAGGAGAAAGCACGGGCGATCGAACAGATCAGCGAGGCCAAGGCGTCCGCCGACGAAGCGCGCGCGAAGATCAAGCAGCAAGAGGCCGCCCAGGCCGAAATGCAAGCGCAATCGATCCAACAGCAGATACAGACGGTCGACGCGCAAATCTCCGAACTTGAGAAGCGTGCCGCGAACATCGCGCTGCAGGTCCAGATCGACCAGGCGCAGGCGGCGATCGCCTCGATCCAGCAGCAGCTCGACGCGCTCCAGGACAAGACGGTTACCGTCACGATCAACCAGCAAGGCGGCGCCGACCTCGCGCAGCAGTTGGCCTCGTTCGACGCAGCGGCCGCGGCATCCGGATACGCGCGCGGCGGCTACACCGGACCGGGCGGCAAGTTCCAGCCGGCCGGAATCGTCCATGCCGGAGAATTCGTCGTCCCGCAGGAAGTCGTTCGGCAGCGCGGAGCGCTCGAGTTCCTGACCCGGCTGCTGCGCCAGGGGATGTCGGCCATCCCCGGCTACGCCGACGGCGGACTCGTCGGTCGGCTGGCGCTGCCCTCGCTGCGCCCGGAGATGCCCGCTCAGCAGCGTGCTGCTGCGGTCTTCAACTTCCCCGGATTCGGAGGGCCGTACACGACGACGATGGATACCTATACCTTCGAGCGGATCACCCGCGACTTCAGCAAGGCCGCTCTGCAGAAAGGCGGCCGGCGATGAGCAGCGATCTGAAGATCGGCAGCATCGAGATCAGCCGACTGGCAGGCCTCGACCTCGAGCAGACCTACGAAATCCTCGGCGGCGAGACGATTCTGCGCACGATCAACGGCACCGGCATCAAGCAGAGCACCTGGAGCAAGCTGCGCACGACGATCTCCGGCGGCGGCTGGTTGCCGCCCGGAATCGCAACACTCGACGCAACAACGCAACAGACCGTTGCGTGTTTCGTTCCCCGGGCGATCCCCTGCGACGTCAACCGCCAAGCGACCTTGCCAGCGGCGCGCCGATCGGACACCGGCTACACGCCGTGGGCGGTCGCACTGATGCCCGACGGCAGTGCGCAGGAAACGCCGGTCAGCATTCAGAGCAACGTGGCCACCGCGAACGCGGTCGCTGGAGCCACCGGCTACCAGGTGAATTACCTGCCGAGCTTCACCGCATGGGTGTCCAGTCCGAGCGAATCCGGCAACCGAGGCGAGGCCACCTACCGCTGGGAAATCATCGCCGAGGAGGTGTGACATGCTCTGGCCGCATACCGGCTACGTCTGGATCGCCAGGAGACCATGCGGCAAGGTCTCCGCTCTCGCGCACGACACGCCGGGCCACGAACGCCTGACGCAGAGGATGGTCCAGCGCTGGCTCGACCGAGGCGACAGCGTCTCGCGCATCCCGCTGACCGAGAAGCTCTCGCCGTCGATCTGCTGGCCGGGCGATCCCTGCGCGTGTCGCGATGACGTTCCCCGTCAGCCGCAGCAGGCGCCACTGATCGAGGATGACCTCCTGTGAATTGGTCTGACCCGTTGCGCGTTCTCTACTGGATTTGCGTGGTCAGCCTCGCCGCCTGGCTCATCGAAGCCTATCAGTCGTCCGAATCGATCGCCAGGATCGTCGGCCATGTCTGAAACCTACCTCGGCACCAGCGGATCCGGCGCGCGCGCCGGAATATGGTCGGCCGTCGTGACCATCGATGCGGTCGACTGGACCGCTCGCGTCGTCGGCGACGTCCGTATCGAAGCCGAGGAAGACAGCGCCCGTATCGCCGAACTCACCGTCAGGCCGACCGCCGGGCACAGCTTCACGATTGCCGCATGGGTCGGCAAATCGATCGCCATCGATATCTGCGACATGTCCACCGGATCTCCGGCGCAGGTCAGTCGATTGTTCACCGGCCTGATCGACACGCCCGAGCTCAACCTCGACCTGCGCACCGTCACCCTGCGCTGCACAGACAACCTGCAGGCCGACCTCGACGCGCTGTCTTCGGCGGCGATTGACGCGCTGATTCCCACCGCCTATTACAGCCCGGTGGTCTTCGACCGCGCGGCCGGGGGCTGGCGCCGCGCGCAGGATCGCCTGTCGACGATCGCCTCGTCGCTCGACCTCGACCCTCAGCAGTCGGTGCGCATCACCGCCTGGGCTCCGGCCGCCCAGCCGGATCTTTCCTTCGACGAGAATCACATCCTCGACGCGACGCTCGACGTCTCGCTCTCCTCGCGCAACTCGCTGGTCAATCGCGTGGTTATCGACTTCGGCTACCGCTTCCCGCGCGTGAAGGCCGAACGCTATCCTCTGGTATATGCCTACGTCAACGCCGGAACGATCGCTCAGCACGCCGCCAACCTCGATTGGTTCCTGACCCGCGAGGCGGTCGAGTCGGCGATCAAGGCCGCCGGAGCGACGATCGAAGCGATCAGTTACACGCCGATGCCCAACCAGATCATCGGCGGCTGGGTGCCCGGAACGTCCGATTACCTGCTGTGCATGGGTTTCGTCGCCGAGGTGTCGTTCGGCTACGCGCAGCAGATCGAGGAGCAGCACACGATCACCGTCCGCGCGGCCAACTCGATTTCCGTCGTCGGAACGCTCAGCGACAAGCTGAGCGGCGCGCTCGAGGGCGTCTATCCGCAGATCGCCACCGCCGAGCAATCGATGCTCCTCTACCAAAACGACATCAGCGGGATTCCGCCGCTCGACGTGGCCAGCCAGGCACTCGGCTACACCACCTCGGCCGACGTGACACTGACTACCGACACCGATCGCACGGCCGCGAACGACGCGATGGAGACGCTGATCGCCGTCGCCAAGACGCGGATATGGCAATCCCACCGGCGCAATGCGGTCACCGCGACGGTTCCGCTCAATCCCGATGTCGACCTCGACCGGACCATCGACATCGCCGTCACCGGCCTGCACGCGCGCGGCAAGTGCCGATCGGTGTCGCACGTGCTGTCGCCTCAGACCGGAGAGGCGACGACGCAGTTTTCCGTGGCCATCTGCTCGGTGGCCGGTACGGGAGTCATCCACCCGGACACGCCGATCACCGCACCGACAGCCAGTCAGCCGGCGAGCAGCGCCTTGCCCTTCTCGGCGACGGCGGTCTTCGACTACGCCGCAGCAGGAACGCACGATTTTACCGTCACCTTCCCGGGCGTCGACCAGCTCGAGAGGAACAAGGCGAATATCCCGATCGCCACGACCTACGACGCGACGCTCACCGAGGACATTCTCGCGATCACCCTATGAGCCAGCCCGACGCCCGAACAAACGACCTCGTCGGCAGCCTCGACAAGCTGTCGACCGGCGCCAACCTGACCACCCTGCAAAGCCGGACGCTGCCGGCCGCACCGCCGGTGCCACAGATTCCGCAGCGCGTCGGCGTATCGGCGAAGTCGCTGCCGAGCAACTGATGCCGGCCGACGATCTCGTCCGCTCCCGAGCCTCGCTGGTCATCGGCGCCGGGCAGACGACCCGCAAGAATCGCGTCCTGCCGGCGGCGATCGTCGATCCGCAGATTCCACCGCGCATCGGCGTCGCTCCGGTGCGCCTTCCGAAGACCAAGGCCTCCGCGATCTGGCACCGCGGATTCACCACCGTCGAAATCGCCGGAACCATGCCGCCTCGACGCTTCGATCCCTACACGCTCGGGACGCTCGACTTCCCGTACGGCATCGGCGTCGTCGGCTACGACGTGACCACCTGGGCCAGCGGCTGGAACGTGATCGATCAGCTGCCATGGTACGACGTCGTGTGCTTCTGGAACGGCAAGATCCTGATCAACGCTGCGGAACTCGCCGATCTGCAGATTCCCTCGGCCACGCTCGCCGCCCCGGCGATGCCCTACGCGATCCCCTATCAGGCCGGCAGCGAATGGGGCAACCAGACGATCAATCAAGTGGAGAAGCGCGTCTTCGCGATCGGCCGCAGCCATGTCCAGGCCTTCAACGTCGGCGGCACGCTCGAGATTCTCTCGCCCGCGCAGCCGCGCGCCGACGGCAAGGCGATGACCATCGGCCAGAGGATCGACCGCGCCCAGCACAAGGCCTGGCTCGGGCAGCTCTACTACACCGGGGCGTTCTGGAATTCCAGCCCTGGCAGCTGGCAGTTCTCCTCCTCAGAGGTGGCCTTGCTCCTGGTGACCCCGTTTCTGCAGCAGACCGCCGGCAGCGCGAATGTGGAGATGGCCATCGCCGCAATTCTTGGTTCCGGGGCTTCTTCAAACGGGAACAAGTACGTTTACCAGAGACTGCCCCAGGTGCCCGTGGCGATCATTGGAATCGGAGAAGTTCATCATACCGGAAATTGGCCGACGGACATGAGCTTTCCCGGCTGGAGCGTGATCTGGCCACATCGGCAGCTTTATTACGACAGCCCTTTGGGGTATGAATACCAATGGTGGGATCGAGCCTCCTGGTCCGCTTCGGTTAGCGATACGGTGATCCAGTGCGGACGGAACGTGGACTATAGCCAATCCAATGTGAAGAATTTCGACGACTGGTATTCGGCGATGTTCACCTCGTTTGAAGAAATTCCCCTGCCGGTCACGCCCTATGCGCCCGGTAGTCTGACCTCATACTCGCTGGGATCCGAGAACGACGTTCTGGTTTGGTCGGAGGGCAACCAGCGAGGACCATTCCCGGCAAGGGGATCGAGCTTTGCCGTCGTGCAAACGCGATCCATTCCCGGATCCACCATCCACCAACCGCGCGAGCAGCAGACGCTGACCAGTCGCGTCACGTGCGGGTCCGTCAATCTGATCGACCTCTCGATCGTCGTGTCCCGATTCAGTGGCCAAACACGTACTTTGACGCCCGATCTCTCTGACTGGAATCCATTCCTGGCTAATCCCTATGGCGGCCTAGCGATCACGGCTTTCGTGTCGCAGGTCGAGCGTGGCATCTCGCCGCTGGTCTATCACAAGAACCCAAGCGGACAACTGCAGGATCAGTCCGCCCAAGCCATTGCCGAGATCAATGCGGATTTCAGCGCCAGACAGGCGGCCTATGTCGGCACCGAACACTATTACGATCCATGGGGCTACTGGTATCCCCACAACGTCTACAGCTGTTCGGTAGGTTCGGTGCCCACGACTTCGACGGCCTCACTGTCCTGGACCACGACCGACCACCTGCTGCGCGACGACATCAACGGCGTGCGGATCGGCATAAAGGGCGAGTTCGTCGGGTCCCAAACTGGCCCGACCGGATCGGCGACGCTGACCGTTACTCTCCAACTGGCGACGCGCTACCACACGCTCAACCAGCAGCTGCTGCAGCGCAGCTACAGCTACGCCGATCTGTTGCCGGAAGCGACGATCGGAAACAACCGCACGGCCGTCCCAAGCCCGCAGATTCGCGCCATATACGCGCCGCTCTATCAGGAGCAGGGCGCATTCAAGGGCGCGTCCTACATCACCGCCGCCGAGGAAACCGCCAATTCGACGCCGGCGCACCTGTTCAACTTCCAGCTTCGCTTGCACAACCTGGCCGACCTCGGGCAGATCAACGGCCTCAACCTGAGCACCGATGTCGTCCATTTCTGCCCGATCAACCTCTGCGAGATGCTCTACGCTTTCGTGTTCTCGCAGGACTATGGAATCGGGCGAACGACTGCCCAGCGCTACCCGGTGACCGACTCCACCAAGTACAACGACCTGATGAACACGCTGTTTTCCGACGTCTATCCCGTGCTCGTGCGTGACGGCGTGTTCGGAGCATGGGCAACTTCGCTCAACGGAAACAGCGCCGGACTTTACCGAACCTGACAACAAGGACAAGAATGGACATCGACAGCGTCAACCATGCGGCCAACCTGACCGCGCACAAAATTTCCCATTTCGCCGCCCTATCCCCGTACCTTCCGTCCATCGTCCGCGATCCGGAGAGCGGGGAGATACGCTGGTCGGTCGTTGTCCAGGGCGTCCTTTCGGCGGCGATCCTGGGCATCGGCGCGAGCTACATCCAGACGTACCGCGAGATCGCCGAAATCCGGAT